GGCGCAAATCAGCACGCTGCATCTGTGCGTTATTGTGTGGAGAACGTGTAATGACAAATCCAGTCGCGCGTTTACTGAATCGAATCACTGAGCGGCGCGGCGTGTCTCCGCATGTTTACGAGTTGCTTGGTGCGGGGCCGACGTACGCGGGGCCAGACGTATCCGAGATGGGCAGTCTGCGTTCTACGGCTGTTTATGCTTGTGTGCGGATTATCAGCGAGAGCATTGCATCATTGCCACTGGCATTGTACCGGCAGCGTGATCGCGACAAAGAGCGCGCGCTAGACCATAACCTATGGCCGGTGCTGCATGACCTGGCAAATCCAGAGATGACCAGCATGGAATGGCGCGAGTATGCGCTGTCGCATGTGCTATTGTGGGGCAATCACTGGTCAGAGATAGAGTACGACGGGCGCGGGCGCGTGGTGGGGCTATGGCCGCTGCGACCCGATAAAATGGAAGGCGCGCAACGGCGGGCCGACGGGTTGTGGTGGGCATATCGTATGCCGGACAACACGCTGCGTTGGATTCCGGCGGCACGGTTGCATCACCTTCGAGGATTGACCACAGACGGCGTGTGGGGATTATCGCCGATTCGCTTGGTTGCGCGTCAGGCCATCGGTCTGAGCTTAGCCACCGAGGAATTTGGCAGCCGTTTCTTTAGCAACGGCGCGCGTCCTGGGCTGCTGCTGAAACATCCGGGCAAATTATCGCCGGGTGGATTTGAGCGACTGCGCGCATCATTTGCCGGTGAATACCAGGGATTGACCAACGCGCACAAGGTCAAAATTTTGGAAGAAGGCATGGATATTAGCACCATCGGCATTCCGCCGGACGAAGCGCAATTCCTAGAAACTCGGAAATTCCAGGTCACAGAAATTGCGCGTGTATTTCGTGTGCCACCGCATTTGCTCGCAGACCTAGACCGTGCGACGTTTTCCAACATCGAACACCAGTCATTAGAGTTTGTCATGCACACGCTCAGGCCGTGGTTGGTGCGACATGAACAGGCCATTGCGCGTGACCTGCTTACACCGGCAGAGCGTAGCAACCTGTATGCAAAATACATCGTTGAAGGTCTGCTGCGCGGGGATACAGTCAGCCGTTATCAGGCATATGCCACCGGCATCGTCAACGGATTTTTGACCCGCAACGAAGCGCGCGAGTTGGAGGACTGGAACCCGATTGACGGCCTCGACGAACCGCTTGTGCCATTGAACATGGTAGAGGTCGGCATAGAGCCGCCGGTGGCAGAACGCGCCGAAATGCGGCAGCTCGAAGATAGCGAATTGAAGCCGACCGAGGCCATGCGTTCTGAGGCGCAGCGTGGTCTAGACTGGCGTGCGGAATTTGGTCGCGGCGGGACTGAGATTGGCGTAGCGCGCGCACGCGACATCATCAACAATCGCACGTTATCGCCGGACACCTGGCGACGAATGCACAGCTATTTTTCACGTCATGAAGTTGACAAGCAGGGTGAGGGCTTCAGTCCTGGCGAGGATGGCTATCCAAGCGCAGGGCGAATCGCTTGGGCATTGTGGGGCGGCGATGCGGGGCAATCTCGCGCACGCGCAATTGTCGCTCGGCTAGATGCAGAACGTCATGAACATGACAACATGGAAATGCGCGCTGAGGTCAGCGACCCGCAAGGTTGGACGGTGCGCGAAGAGCGCGTGCGGCGCGACCGGCAGGCCATGATGAATCGCACCATTCGCCTATGGCAGGATGCCTCTGAGCGGTTAGTGAAACGTGAGACAGCCGACATCCGGCGCGCCATTGGTCGCTATTTTGGCAAGCGTGATGCGGCTGGATTCGAGACCTGGCTAGAGCGTTTCTATGAAGAGATGCGCGAGTGGTTGCCAGATTATTTCCGCGCATTGATGCTCACCTATGCCGAAACCATTTTGGCCGCAGTTGCCGATGAGCTTGAAGGCGAGCCAATAGCGATTGATGATGGCGTGCGCGCATGGGTTGAGGCATATCTGACCAACCTAGCCGCAACCTACACCGTTGGCAGCGAGAAACAACTTCGCACACTGATTGCCGAGGCCGAGGGCGACGAAGCCGCAGCCGAGGTTATTGAGGAGCGCATGGCCGGTTGGACTGAGACCAAGCCTGGAAAGACGGCACTAGAACAAACATTCGAGGCCGGTAATGCGCTCGCAATTTTGGGATATGCGCGACTAGGCATTGAGTTCTTGCGCTGGTCTGCGCGTGGCGAATCGTGTCCGTTGTGCCGCAAACTAGACGGGCGGCGCATTCCGATTCAGGGTGCATTTGTAGATGAGGGTGATACGGTCGAAGCCGATGGTGTTGACCCACTGCCGATTGTGCGCAAAATTAAACACGGGCCATTACACAGCGGTTGTGACTGTGTAATCATAAGGGGTTGATTATGCCGTGGCATATTGAGAATGACAATCCGAAATGTAATGGTTGGGCAGTGGTCAAGGATGACGATGGCGAAATCGAGGGTTGTCATCTAACAGAGGCCGCAGCATTAGCGCAGATGGCGGCATTGTATGCGAGTAAGGAACGAGGCATGGAAAATCGAGCCGGACGGGTACTGAGCAACAAAAACGAAGGCAAACTGCGCGAGGCGTTGGCTGCGTTGACTGAGGTTCTCGCTCAGTTGGACAGTGGCGACGAAATCAACAATCTGCGCGGGCTGGCCGGGGGATTTGAGCAGCGCACCGTCGGCATCGGTGATGTGGAAGTGCGCGCAGATGCTGAAATCCCGACCATCCGTGGCTATGCGGCGGTCTTCAATCGCATGAGCCAACCGCTTGGCAATTTCATGGAGCGCATTGCACCTGGCGCATTTGCCGACAGTTTGGCCTCCGACGTGCGCGCGTTGTGGCAACATGATACCAGTCGCGTTCTAGGTCGCACCAAAAACGGCACGTTGAAAATCTGGGAAGATGAGCGCGGCCTCGGCTTCGAGGTTATGCCGCCGGATACCCAGGACGGGCGCGACGCGCTGGCATTGATTGCGCGCGGCGATGTTGACCAAATGTCATTCGGGTTTACGGTTCCAAGCGGCGGCGATTCCTGGCAACAGGATGGCGGAATGCCGGTGCGGACGCTAAACCGAGTTAACCTAATTGAGGTGTCGCCGGTGACATTTCCGGCCTATCTGGATACCTCGGCACAGGTATTGCGTACTGCGCCGGATTGGGTGCAACGGGCGTTGCATCCTGGCGTTGACGATAAACGGGCGGATGAGTTAACGCGGGCGCGTGACTATCTGCAACAACTACGCATCAGACTGGAGAAATTGAAATGAACGCAGTGGAATTGCGCCGTCAAAAGGCGCAAATTGTTGAAGAGGCTGGCGCGCTCGCCAAAACCGAAAACATTACGGACGAACAGCGCGCGCAGATTGACGGGTTGTTGAGCAAGGCGGAACAGTTGGAGGCCGATGCCGTGCGCGCCGAAAAGCTGGAAAATTATCGCGGCGTTGTCAAGCCTGCGCCGGAGGCTCCGGCGTATCACCAGCGGCGCACCGGCGACGATGCGCAGAGCATCTTCCTGCGCTACATCCGCACCGGTGACGAAGGCGCGCAGCGCGAAATCAACCCGGCGGTTCAGGCTGAATATCGTGCCAGCAATGACACGACCATCAACATCACGACCGCAGCCGACGGTGGCGACCTGGTTCCGACTGGTCACTTCCAGGGCATTATCGAGCGGGCGCGTCCGTTGGCATTGTACAACCAGCTTGGCGTGCGCATGATTCCTGGTAGCGGTACGACTGTGAACGTGCCGACCGACAACGAGGCCGATGACGGCCAGTTTGTCAGCACGTCGGAATCTGGCGAGTTCGACCGCGACGCTCCGGCGGTCAATAAGGTCGCGATGACGTTGGTCAAATACACCAAACGGCTTGACCTGACCTACGAAATCATGCAGGATGAGGATTCCCGTCTGATGGATTTCCTCAACAATTTCGTGGGTGCGGGCATGGCTGCGACCATGAACAACCTGCTGATTACCGAAGCGTTGACCGACGGCACTGCCGGTCTGACCCTGGACAGCGCGACGGCTATCGGTTCGGCGGAAATCCCCGAACTGCTGTACAAGCTCTCGGCGGAATATGCCGCGGGCAACAGCGTGGCGTGGATGATGCGGCGTGCCACCGAGGGCTATCTGCGCGGCCTTGCGAGCCAGAGCCAGTTCGTGTTCGGCAATGCGGTCGGCCCTGCCACCGGCAATGGCACGGCGGTCACGTCTTCGCTGTGGGGCATTCCGCTGCACACCAGCTCGTTTATGGGTGGGTTGCAGGCCAGTGGCAAGAGCCTGCTCATTGGCAATTTCAACTACATGGGTATGCGCCTTGACCCGACCATGACCTTCCTGCGCGACCCGTACAGCCGCGCGAGCTATGGTGAGGTGCGGCTGCACTACTACTTCCGCACCGACTTCGAGGTGTTGCAGGCGGCTGCGTTCCAGTACGCAACGCATCCGACAGCCTAATATGAGTGTGCTGATATTCACGCCAACATATGCGGACGCTATGCGGCCTGAGACAGCTGCCAGCATCCAGGCGCAAACAGGCGACATCGAATGGACGTGGGAGGTGTCTCGGCACAACCCATACCCAGGCGAGCGCAACATGCGCAATATCGTGGCGCAATATCAGCGAGCGTGGGAATTGGCGTTGGCGGGTGGGTATGATGCGCTACTCACTGTGGAGCATGATATGGTACTCCCCGCCAACGCCCTACAGACGCTGTATAATACAGATGCGGGCGTGGTGTATGGCGTCTACATGCTGCGGCATGGTACGAAGGCGTTGAACGCATGGCAGTATATCAACAACCGCAGCATGGGTATGAGTCTGAGCCTGTATCCGGCAGAGTTGAACCGTTATAGGCGGCGTGGTTGGGGCCGGGTGAGTGGCGTGGGCTGGGGTTGCACACTGATTCGACGTGAGATATTAAATCGAATCTCACCACGCTACACCGACAGCACAGACGCAGGCGACATTCGATTTTCAACTGATTGCCTACACGCCGGAATTGAAATGATTGCACGGTTTGACGTGCCGTGCTTGCACATAGAGCCGGATGGTACGGTGTTGCATCCGTACCGAAATGGAGGAATTGTGAGACGAGTATTAGCATTACAGGCAGTGACCGTCAACTCGGACGGCCAAACCATTGTGATGAAGCCAGGTAGCTATTACAGCGTGACGCCGGATGTGGCGAGCGACCTGCAACGTGCCGGATATGCCACCGTCACTAACGACGAACCAGAGATAGCCGTAGCGCAACCAGTTATGGAAACGGCAACCGCGCCAACGCAGCGAGGCCGCAAACGTGCCACTGCTTGAGGTATTGACGCGCTGTTACAAGCGGCCCGCGATGTTGGCCGCAAATCAAGCCAGTCTGCAACGGCAAACCGACAGTGACTGGATACAGACGCTATTGACAGATGACGAAGGTCGGGGCATCGGTTGGAGTTATCGCAATATGGCGGCATATGCGCCAAAACTGACTGGCGATTACATTTGGATATTAGACGATGATGACGTGTGCATGTTGGACACGTTGGTTGAAGACGTGCGCAGAATGGCGCGTAAAAAGCCGGACGTGATTTTTGTGCGCATGAACCACGGGCCGCGTGGTGTGTTGCCAGGTCGCAACTGGCGCAATGCGCCGATGCAAGGCGACATCGGCGTGAGCGCATACATCGTGAGGCGGCAGGTCTGGCAGTTGCACTCCAACGCCTTCGGCAACCATTACGCTGGCGATTTTGATTTTATCAGTCAGGTATACGCGCGCACACAGGCGCATGTTTGGTACGATGTAGTGGCAAGCGCAGTACAGCGTATCAGTAATGGAGAGCCGGAATGAGAATCAGCCCGACGCGCATCCGCATCACAACGCAGCCGACTATCGAGCCGGTCAGCCGTACTGAGGCCAAACTACATCTGCGCATTGACCATGCCACCGAAGATGATTTGATTGACCGGCTGATTACCACGGCGCGTATCCAATGCGAAGACATCGCCGGACGGTCATTCATCACGCGCACCTATACGGCCAAATTCGACCTGTGGCCGCGCAATGACCGAATGCGTTTACCATTCCCGCCATTGATTAGCGTATCCAGCATCACCTACACCGATGAAGACGGCAACACTGAGACCTACGCTGCGAGCAACTACATCGTAGACAATTACAGCGAACCAGGCCAGTTGGTTATCAAAACAGACAGCACATGGCCGGACGTGACATTGCAAGAGGTCAACGGCATCACCGTGGTTTATACCGCAGGCTATGGCGCATTAGCTACCGATGTGCCTGCGCGTTATCGCCAAGCCGTTCTGCTCATGGTCGGCCATCTGTACGAGAATCGCGAGGCGGTGTTGGTCGGCAATGTCAACGCCACCGAGCTACCGATGGCATTAAACGCGCTGCTGCTTACAGACCGTGGAGGTTGGTGGTAATGCGAATCGGGCCACTGCGACACCGTGTGACAATCCAACAGATGCCGGGTACGCAGGATGCGGCGGGTGAACCGACAAAGACCTGGGGCAACATTGCCAGCATTGCATCGGTTTGGGCCGATGTGCGACCGGCCAGCGCAAGTGAGCGATTTGTCGGCGGCGGTGAGCAGCAACAGGCCATTGTCACACACAATGTGACAATCCGTTATCGCAGCGACCTGAACAACCGAATGCGCGTTGTCTGGAATAGCATCAATCTGGATATTGAGGGCATTACAGACCCAAGCGGCAAACGGGAATATTTAACGCTGCAATGTCGAGAGGTGCAGTCATGAGCGATTCTAAGCTAACATGGCGTGGCGACCAGATTTGGCAAACATTGCATGAGGCAATGCCAGGTGCATTGTTTGAGGATGGCGAGCGGTTGGTGGAACTAGCCGCATCTAAAATTAACTCGAATACCGGCACACTGGCAGGCTCCGGCTATGTGGTCTCAAAAGGCCGCAGCACATACAGGCCGAACAAACGCCATCGGCGCGAGTTGAAGCCAGACGGTGATGCCGTCGCCGTAGCGTTTGCGGCTTATTACGCCAAGTTTGTCGAGCTTGGCACGCGCAAAATGACGGCCAAGCCATATCTCCGACCGGCCATTGATGAGATGCGCTCCAACATTTCATGGCGTGTGGCGCGTGCGTTGGAGAAGTCATTGAAACGGTATGAGCGATGAGCCTGTACCTTCGAGTGCGCGGGCAATTGTTGGCAGATGGCGCAACGGCTGCGCTAGTTGGCACGCGTGTCTATCCGACATATCTGCCGCAGGCTCCGACATATCCGGCCATCACATATCAACGTGTGAGCAATACCGGGCAGTCCGGCACTACTGCGCTGCGCCAGACGCGCTGGCAGATTAACTGTTGGGCTACAACATATGTCAGCGCGCAGTCATTAGCGGCAGCGGTTAAATCCGCAATGGAGGAGTGGACAAACGGCAGTCAAATGCCGTTGGTAAAAATGGCACGCGTCGTCAATGAACTAGACGATTACGAGCCTGAGATAGATGTACATCGTGTGATTATTGACGTTTTGATTGATACGATTGGAGACTGACAATGGCAGATCAAGACATCCTTATCGGGCCAGGTCGCTTGTACCGCGCGCCGCTGGGTACGGCAAATCCCGATGAATCCACCGTGGCATACGGCGCGTCGTGGGGCGGCAGTTGGACAGATGTCGGTGATATTCTAGAAGGCAGTCCTGTGGTGCTGTCTATGTCTGAGGAATTTACCGACGTTCACACCGAACAGTTTGTGGCCGCGCGTAACAGCGTGCGCACGCGTCGCGAGATTATGATTAAGGCGACGTTGGCCGAACACACCGTGGCAAACTTGGAGATGCTGTTGTCTAGCACGGCTGCCACCACTGCGGCGGCGGGCGGCGGGCAAAAGGGATTCTCCGAAATCAAATTCGGTTCTGAATCTGCGGTCGATATGTACAAGTGGGGCATTGAAGCTCTGCGGGTTGACAGCGCAGGCAACAATCAGCCGGTGCGTTGGTTCTTGCATCGGGGCTATATCAAGCTGGCTGGCGATGTCAGCTACGCCAAGCAGAATCCCACCGGATTGCCAGTGGAAATCAAAATCTTGGCCGACGCTACGCAGTCAAGCGGCGAGGAGCTTGGCACGCTGCACATTGTCACGGCTGCGGCGACTGCGACCTAATGGAGCGCATGATGGTTGAAGTGCAAACCGTTACAATCCAACTCGGTCAACGTGAGTATACTATTGCCGAGGCTCCGCGCCTGCGCGCTGCTCCGTGGCGCAAGCGATTGATGGCCGATGTCAAGCCGCTGTTTGACCAGGTGGCTGGCGCACAGGAAATGACGTTCAACACTCCCGCTGACCTGTTGCGCCTATGGCCGGTTATCGAAACGTTGATGATTGACGGCCTCGACAACCTGTTCGAGTTGTTGTTGGCATACGACGCGCAGTTGGAGAATGACCGCGAGTACATCGAAGCTAACGCCACCGACAAGCAGATTCTCAGCGCGTTTGGGGAGGTGGCGCGCTTTGCCGACCCTTTCGGGGTGTTGAATCTGGCGAACAGGCAGATTGGCCGCAGGATGACTGGCACGTCATCGAATTAGCAATGTCGGCATGGGGCATGACGCTAGAACAGGCTGCGGCATTGCCTGAGCGTCATGCTCTCATGTTGCTGCGGTCATATCTGGCGCGTCAACGGTTCGAGTCACGCGTATTGATTGCGCAGTTGGCCGAGGCAATGCAACCAAAGCGCGAGCAGGGCAGTTTGGCGGGACTGGCCGCGTTGGGATTTGGAATTAGAGGTGCATGATGGCAGTGTCAGTCGGTGATTTGGTTGTCTTTCTCCGTGGCGATGATTCGCAGCTAGACAGCACGCTCAATAACGCCAAGACCAAAACGCAGTCATTCGGCGGCATTGCCACATCCGTTCTAGGTGGGGCGGTCGTAGCTGGGGCTGCCGCTGCCGCCGGTGCGATTGCCGCCATCGGCGTTGCTGCGTTTGACGTATCCAGAGATACCGAGGTCGCTACGGCCAACATTGCGGCGCAGTTGGGCATTCCGACTGAGGCGGCGCAAGCGTTTGGCGACGT